CTTGATGCCAAAGGCAACTGGTTTCAATCCAGTTGGAGACCCTTGGCGGGGTATACTTGTGTGCTGGGCCTAATGGTTAATTTTCTGGTAGCTCCTATCGCAGCAGGGTTTGGGGTAGTGATCCCTCAAGCAGACGCAGGCGTTATGATGCCTTTACTACTTGGTATGTTAGGTCTTGGCGGTGCTCGTTCAGTAGAAAGAATAAAGGGGGTTGGGAAGTAAGATGACAAAACTCATAGACATGCTGAAGCTGCATGAGGGGGTGCGAACCCACGCCTATCAGTGTAGTGCTGACAAGTGGACCATCGGAGTAGGACGAAACATTGATGAAAACGGCGGTTTGGGTCTGACCGAAGAAGAAATAAACGTGCTGCTTATCAATGACATACAAAGGGTACAAGACGAACTTGGAGCCAGTTATTTTTGGTTTCGGGAGCTTGATGACGTTAGAAAAGACGCCCTGACCGATATCTGCTTTAACTTGGGACTTTCGAGACTGCGAGGGTTTGTAAAAGCGATTACTGCCATGTCTAGAAAACAATGGGATCTTGCCGCAGATGAGTTTATGGATAGCCGCTGGAGCCAACAGGTTGGACAACGCGCTGTCACGGTCACGGACATGATTCGCACTGGCGAGTATCAGTAATGCCTCTTGCCAAGTTTATCTTCAATCCCGGTATCAACAAAGAAGGCACTGCCTATACAGCAGAGGGCGGCTGGTTTGATGGCAATCTGGTGCGTTTTCGTAAAGGTCTGCCGGAAAAGATAGGCGGCTGGACCAAGTACATCGAGTCGAGTTACGAGGGGACAGGTAGAAAACTACACGGGTGGGTCGATCTAGACGGCACACGGCTCTTGGGCCTTGGTACACGTCTCAAAATATACATACAAGAGGGCGCAAGTTATAACGACATTACACCGATACGCTCTACCACTAGCGCAGGCGATGTGACTTTTGCAAAAGTCAGCAATGGTTCTGCTGAATTGACTGTGACAGACACGGGTCATGGCGCAAATGTCGATGATTTTGTAACTTTTTCTGGGGCGGCTTCGCTAGGCGGAAACGTTACGGCGGCGGTGCTAAATCAAGAGTACCAAGTGGTATCTGTTCCTACAGCTAACACCTTTACGATAAACGCAAAAGACACCTCCGGCACGGCAGTTTTGGCGAACAGTAGCGACACGGGCAACGGAGGCGGTTCTACTGTCGGAGCATACCAAATCAACGTCGGTTTGGACGTATTTATTGACGGTAGTGGATGGGGTGCAGGTGATTGGGGTGGGGTATTGAGTGGCACAGCTTGGGGATCGATTTCTTCTTTAGGGGCTTCGAATCAGTTGCGGCTCTGGTCTATGGACAATTTCGGAGAAGATCTGATTGTCAATCCTCGTGCTGGCAGCGTTTATTATTGGGACAAAACGAACGGTTTGAACACTCGCGCTGTAGAGTTGAGCAGCCTGTCGGGTGCAAACTTGACGCCGACTAGAGGACTACAGGTGATTGTTTCCGACGTTGATCGACACGTTTTTGTCTTGGGCGCAGATCCAATCAGTGGCGGATCTCGTAGTGGGACAATCGATCCCTTGCTGATTGCGTTTTCAGACCAAGAAAATGCGGCTGAGTGGGAGCCAAGAGCAGATACGACAGCAGGGTCTCTACGTTGTTCCGCCGGTTCAGAGATCATTGGTGGTTTACGGGCTAGACAAGAAACTCTCGTCTGGACGGACGTGGCATTATATAGCTTGCAATTTATCGGGCCGCCTTTGACTTTTGGTTTGAACCTGGTGAATGAGGGCGTAAGTTTGATTGGACCGAACGCCGCCGTGAACACGCCTCGTGGGGTGTTTTGGATGGATAAAAAAGGCTTTTACAACTACAACGGCTCTGTGAGTCCGTTGCCCTGTAGCGTTCAATCTTACGTTTTTGACGACATCAACGAAAAGCAGGTCTTTCAATATTTTGGATTTGTAAATAAGCAGTTTGATGAAGTTGGGTGGTTTTACTGCTCAGAGGCTGCCACGGTTATTGACCGTTACGTTGTTTATAACTATGTCGAACAGACATGGAATATTGGTCAATTGTCCCGCACAGCGTGGCTAGACGAGGGTATTGTCGCGTTCCCCCGCGCTGCTGGTAAATCAAGTTCGAGTCACTTTTTATTCCAACATGAAACAGGGCACGATGACGATGGTAGCCCTATGACGAATGTATTTATTGAATCCGCTGACTTTGATATCGGCGATGGAGAGGAGTTTCAGTTCATACGCCGTATGATTCCAGATGTGAAGTTCACTGGAGATGGGGGCAGTGATCAAGCGATTAACGTGGTAATGAAAACACGTAACTTCCCCGGAGAATCACTGACCTCGGACCAGACCACCAGTTTTACTGCCACGACTACAAAAATAGACATGAGAGCACGTGGGAGACAGGCTTCTGTCCGGTTTGAATCCGATGATGACGCGGATTCACAGGTCACGCTGGGCGTTGGTTTTAGGCTTGGCGGCACACGGCTTGATCTTCAGCCAAATGGACGTAGATGAGTAAGCTTTTACAGGGGAGATTGCCCTTCGCACAAGGCGAACAGGTTGATACTGGCACGTTCAATCGAACTGTACGTTTGCTCGAACTTAGCTTAGACTCTGTTGATCCAGATGCGACACCGCAGTTCACTGCCGCTCGTCGAGATGAGTTGAAATTTAACGCTGGTGATATAATCTGGAATCTGACTGAGGGCGTTTTGCAGGTATATACCGGCAACGTCTGGCAGAATATATCTTCTCCGTCAACATCGGGGTTAAGCGCAACAGTTAGTGTCGGGACCGTTACGGTAGCTACCAACGGTTCTACGGTTGTAACAATCAGTTAGCGGTAACTTATGGCGGAACCTGCTCTACAATACGACGAATTCGAAGATATCGAGCCGATAGAGATACCTGCCGGTGGCATAGCTACCTTCCTGACCGCACGAGAAGGCATAGCCGCCGATTCTGATGATGAAATCCCACAAAGCGGCATAGCCCAAGTCAAAGCCGTTGCAGATCAACTAGCAGAGTTTGGTCGATACGAAGACCAGTACATGGTCCACGCAGCACAGGGCGAAACAGTCATTCCAATGGAGGTTTTTCGTAAAAACCCCATTCTGAAAGAGAACATCTACAAGCAAATGCGCGACATGGGCCTTGAGCCTGAGCGATACGTTGTCGGTAGTGATTTTAACTCAATCAACCCAGTTACGGGACAGCCTGAGTTTTTCCTCAAAAAACTTGTAAAAGGGGCCAAAAAACTTTTCAAAAGTGTGAAAAAAGTTTTTAAGGTCGTGGCTCCGATTGTTTTGCAGTCAGTTTTGACTCCGGTAGTTGGGCCTATTTTTGCGGGTGCAATTACGGGAGGTATTACTTCTCTTGCACAGGGTGGTAGTTTCAAAGACGCTTTGAAAGGTGCTGCCATTGGTGGCGCACTTGGCGGTGTTATGAAGGCCGTGCAGGGTGCTGCGGGTGCCGCGAAAAGCGGCGGTAACATATTTACTGGAGCGAAAGAAGGGTTCATGGCGGCTAGAGGCGTTAGTCCTTTGGCAGCGGGAGCCGCTTCGGCAGATCCTTCCTTGTTATCTCCTACGAGTTCTTTGAAACCGGACGTTTCTGCGGCGATAGAAAAAACCACCCCTTCATTGCCAGAGGTTCCGATAGATGTTTCTGGTACGGAAGTGCCTTTGAAGGTGGACGCCCGTATCCCAGATAACATAGCAGTTTCAAATGTGGATGCGTCGTTGCCATCTGCAACAACGTCTACGACAGCCACTCCTTTCGATGCAGCCGCAGCTTTGAAACCTACCGAGATTGATTTACAGCCGTTGTCTACTCTCGGGCAACCGGGTGCAGGCATACCTACTACCGGCACCCTCGACGCTTCAAGGTTGGCACAAAGCGGCACGAGTTTGGGGGTTTCTCCCGCTACGGTCGCTGATGCAGCAGGGGGTATCACAAGCTCTACAAGAGCGACTACCGCTGGGGATGCGCTGCAAAGAATATTAGGGACCGGAGAATACGAAGGACAAAGGAATATATTAGGCGGTCTTAAAGATTTGTTCTTACCAGGAGCAACACGCTCTGATGCAGAAATCAGTAGGATTTTGGTAGAAAGAGGTATAGATCCTAGCAGTGCAGCAGGCAAAAAACTGTTCGAAAGCTTGGCTACACGTGGAATATCGCGTTTCGCTCCGCTAGGAATAGCTGCGTTGGGTGCGAGTGCTTTACAACAACAAGAGCCTACAGATTTTGGTGTAGATGAAATGCCGACCGGCATGGATCTTTATACCGCCAACCCTTACCGGTATAGCGTAGGAACAATACAGCCCAGGAGGTCGCCTTTCCAGATCAAGACTCTTGGTCGTAGCGACTTTACCACCGGCAATGTTTATCAACCGGTACCGAGACAAGCAGAGGGCGGAGCTATCGATGAGAATGTTTTCCCACGAATGAACGGCCCCATAGAGGGACCAGGCACTGAAACTTCTGATGACATTCCAGCTATGTTGAGTGACGGTGAGTTTGTAATGACGGCCAAAGCAGTAAGAGGCGCAGGCAATGGATCGCGCCAAGAGGGGATGAAAAACATGTACCAGATGATGAGTAATTTTGAGTCGAGAGCTTAATGGCTGAACGAACTACACAAGTACAAACAGTCCGTGAAGCCCCAGACATTGAGGCGTTTAAGGTTGGCCTGTATAGCGATGCGCTGAATTATATAAAAGCAATGCAGGGTGTAAACCCTGACGGAACTCCTATTTTAGATGCTCAAGGTAACCCCGTAGGTCCGGTATTACCTCCGACACAGGCAATCGCAGGATTGACTGCCGATCAGATAGGAGCAGGCGAACTAATCAGGACGGGTATTGGTGGTTACGAGCCGTTTCTGCAAGGCGCGTTGACGAGCACACAAGCAGGTCAACGTGCTATTACAGAAGGGGCTTTGCCCGGTATACAGGAGGCTTTGGGAACACAACGTGGCGCGTTATCCACACTGCGCGACGCTCAAACTCTTGCGGCAGCTACTAGGGCAGAGCCTTTTACATTCAGAGATCAAGCACTTCGGGGTTTATCAGCCGCCGCTTCGGATATTACCGGGGCACAGGCTGGTGTGCCGTTGCAAACTCAAGCTGCACAGCAGGGTATTTCAACGGCAGACGTGATTGGACAACGGGCTGCACGAGATGCACAAGCTCGTTTAGGTCTGGGGGCACGACAAGCGAGACAAATAGCTGGCACAGGTCAGCGTGACCTTCTTGCCGCAAGACAGGGGTTAGCCGGTGCAGAGGCGCAGTTTGACCCGAGTGGCATCGGTCAATTCATGGACCCGTATATTAGCCAAGTTGTAGAGCAAGCCCGTAAAGAAGTGATGCGAACTGGGGATTTACAAAAACAACAAGCTGATGCCCAAGCTATAGCCGCAGGGGCGTTTGGAGGTTCTCGTGGCGCGGTACAAAAAGGCGAAATAGATCGGGCTGTCAATGAACAAATCGCAAGACAAACCGCTGGTTTGTTGAGCCAAGGGTTCGGTCAAGCACTGGGTGCATCGCAACAGGCGTTTGAAGCTGGTAAGGGAAGGCAACTGCAACGCGCAGGAATAGCAGGAGAACTTGCTCGGACACAAGCTGGTCTTGGATTACAAGGCACGGCAGTGGGTCAACAGGCCGCACAAACCGGTGCTCAACTAGGATTACAAGCCGCACAGCTTGGTCAGCGGGGTGCCTTGTCTGGTGGTCAACTCGGCCTACAAGGACAACAGGCACTTGCTCAAATGGCGGGTCAAAGGGCTAATATTGCCCAGCAAGGCGGTCAGTTAGGACTACAATTTGGACAGCTCGGGCAAGGCGATGTTAGTCAGTTGGCAGCATTAGCCGGTCAGCAGGCACAAACCGCACAAGGCATTGGTTCTTTGGCTGCGCAGGGCGGTCAACTCGGCGGTAGATTGGCGTCTATGGGACAAATACAAGCTTCTCTGGGTCAACAAGCACAGCAGCAACGTTCTGCGGATGCTCAACAGCTACTCGGGTTCGGCGGGATGCAGCAGCAACAGGCACAAAACGTGTTGAATGCTCAACTAGCAGCGGAGCAAGCAGCGTATGCACAGCCTCTTCAGCAGCTAGGTTTCTTGGGTGACTTGACCAAGGCGTTACCGTCGTCACAAAGCTCGATATTACAGTCTTCTGCGCCTAGTCCGGGTCTCGGACAACAGGTTGCAGGTTTGGCTTTCGGTGCTGCACAACTTGGGAGGGCCTTCTAATGCAAGGTGAAATACCCCGAGAGGTCAAAGACATTATCCGTAACGTGCAAGAGATGGATCTGCCGGAGAACGGCATAGCTGACATTCGAATTAAGATACAAGGCGGTGACGTAATGGACCGCCCTATGTTTGCTAACGGCGGGTTGGTTGGAAACGCTCAAATGGGTAGTCCTTTTGC